ACCGACTTGCGCGGCTCCTGCTCGGGAGGCGTGTAGTCGACGATTCCGCTTACGTGCAGTCTGCGTTTCTCGGCTACCTTCTTGATGTCGGCGACGCTGTCGATCCAGGCGGCAGGGTCGAGGTGGCCGCGCCTGTCGGCCAGCCCGCCCATGTAGAACTTCCCGCTGATATTTATGCCCGCCGCTCGGGCCTCCCGAACCATGCGGCGAGCCATAGGCGAATGCATCTGGCCCATCCACTCGCCGGCGTAGCGGCCCTGCATCAGGGCCCGGTCCGTGCCTTTGGTGCCAGGCGCCTGCTGGAGGGCGCACATGGCCGCAAAGCGCTCCGTCTGGCCGTCGCGGATCATGCGGGCGTAGTGCTCCTGCACGTCCCGGCCAGCGGCGGCGATCTCGGGCGGAAGCTTGGTGCTCATGCCATCAGCTCCTGCGGGACCTGCGGCGGCGGTGCCTGGTCGGGCGGAGGCCCATCAGGCGGAGGGCCAGCCTCCGGAGGCGCTCCTGGCGGCGGCCCCTCGACTCCAGGAGGCGGCATCATCGGGGGCGGCGGCGGTGGCGGAACCAGGTACGGCGTGGCGTCGAGGTCCATCGAGTCCGCCCAGTCCTTGATCAGGGCGTTGAACGGATCGACCACGCCGGCCCCGATCAGGCCGCTGAGCACCGGGCCGAGATTCTGCAGGGCGGCCTGCATCTGCTCGGCGCGCGTGGCCTTGTTCGGCTTGCGGGCGCTGCCAGACTCGATACGGTAGTCGTACTCGCGAGCGACCTGGATGGGCTCCAGAGACGACACGTACTGCGCCCACGCCGACGCACCGATCGGCCCGACGACCGGAGCGACGTCCTCAGGCGACAGCAGCCACCTGGCGGCCAGCGCCTCCTTGCGGGCAATCAGCGTCATGCAGTTCTCGACGCACTCGGCCATGTCGTCCGGCCGGATGCTGATCTGCTCGGAGCGGACGGATGCCTCTGTGGCCGACCTGATCTGCCGGTTGGTCATGCCGTAGACCAGCTCGGTGAGGCCGAGCCGCTTCTCGAGCATCTCGGTGACGGCACTGATGACCGACCAGATTTCGCTGGTGGCGTTTGGCAGCTGAAAGACGGATATCACGTCGGATACGCTGCGCCCGAGAATCTCAGACAGCTCCACGATCTTGAACCCGCCCTGCGACTGCGACAGGATCTGGTCCTTGATGTCCTGGTCGGCGGCCTTCGATACGCCAATGAGCGTCTCGCAGCTGACGGCCACGCGCTGCGCCAGGAAGGAGAACGCCCAGCACAGGAAGCGGAGCTCGGGGATGCCGGGCTTGATGTGCGACACCGGCCACACGTAGCCCGGCTTCCGGTGGAACGCCAGCATCGTGAACGGCCAGCCGTTGGATTCCGCCCAGAACGGGATCGGCCACTGGACGGACCGAAACATGGACTGCGGCAGGCCGGTCTCCTCGTCAACTTGCTCCGAGAGCATGTCCGGCGGGACGTTGAGCGGGAACGGAACGCCGTCCGCCACGACGATGTAGGCGTTGTCGCCGATGGCGTCGAAGAACCCGCGCTGATCCTTCGGCGAGTCCTTGAGGCGGTCGCCAAATCCGGTCTTGCTCCAGATCTTCCAGTAGGTCATCAGGTCGTTGGTCTTGCCGACGCGCTTCGACGACGGCCTGGCCGAGTCGGTGGCGTAGGCGCCCATGTAGGCGTCCTCCGTCTTCGGGGCGGAGTTGCCCTCGAGGTTGGCGCGCAGCTTCTCGACGTCGATGCCGTACTGCTTGGCGACAACGTCGATGGGATGGATGCACCGCTTAGCGCACCACATGATGTCTTCGATCTCGGTGGCATCCGGGTCCAGCACGAGGTTGTCGACGGAGTCCGCGAAGCTGCCGACGGCGCGCGACTGGGAGCCGGGATCCGTCACCATCTCCGTCCACCAGCACCCGGCGCCCTTGATGATCGCCTCGTCCACGACGCGCCGGCTGTGCGTCTTGAGGTCCAGCTCGTTGGGCGTGTAGTTCAGGTACGCCGACATCAGGCGAGACACGACATCCCGGATGCCGTTGCGCATCACGGTGTCCTGCAGCGCCATCTGGTACTGCTGCACGACCTCCGGATTGTTGGGGTCCAGGCCGAGAGCGTCCGGCGGGATCTCCGGGAACTTCTTTGGGTTGACCTGGCGGTTCGGGTTCCGGTGGTAGATCACGCTGGCGAACAGCTTGACGGCCTCGAAAACCCGGTTGATCTGCATCCGGAATCCGGGCGGCGTGATGGAACGGTTGTAGCCAGCCTCGTGGCGGGCGTACTCGTTCTTCCAGAACCAGTTGTGCGGGCCGTCGAAGAAGTCCATAGCCTCGCGAGCATCGTCCGAAAACGGACGCTTGTGCTTGAGGCCCAGCTCGACCTTCTTCAGCCAGCTGGCGGCGATGCCCTTGAGGACATCCTCGCCTGTGTCATTTTGCGCCATTGGCTACGACCTTCCGCGCTTCCTTCTCGTGGTTGATGGCCAGGCTCGTCGCCAGCCCCTGCGCCCGCTGCAGGTCCTTGTGCGCCGGGCTGAAGTCCCAGCAGCCCCACGACCGCCACGACGGGTTCTCCGTCAGGCCAGGATCGTCCTTGTGGCGCACGCTGGGCTTCTCGACGAAGCCGACGCCGGGAGCGAAGACGAGCAGGGAGACGGTCACGGCGCCGGGCCGCTGGCACACCCAGCCGATGCACGGGTCCTGCATCGTGAGCGGGTCGTGGTACCAGAACACCATGTCGCCGAGACGGATCGCAGGGGGCGTGAAATCAGGAGTCATTTGTCAGTCCTGTAGAGGGGCCGAGATACACGAAGCCGTCGCCGCCCATGCGCTTTTTTCTGCGGCGCGCCCACTCAACGTACCAGGGCTCTTCTGGTAACTCGACCTTTGGCTTGTGGTATCTCGGCCGGTATGCGCAGAGGTATTCGAGGCACTGGCAGGCGTGCACTTCGCCGCGCGTGTTGGGCTGGTCGGTGACGATGTAGGTCCCGGCCAGGTAGTTGGTTTTCTTCTTGTAGCGCTTGATCTCGCGCTCCAGGTCAGGGACGGCGCCGCGCAGGATCCGTAGCGCCGGAGTGCCTTCCGGGCGGATGTGCAGGTAGTTCTGCGTGGCCGCCATGCGGGCCTGCACGTCGTCGCAGCCGGCCAGGAAGCTCGAGCCTGTGACCTGGCTGGAGACGTTCCGCTGGCGCAGCTGCTCGGTGTACAGCTCGACCGGGAGGCGGCCTGAGCCGATTTCCCGGATGCGACCGCCGTGCATGTCGATGATGAAGGCGTGGAAAGACTGGCCGCGCGTCTTCTCGGCGAACTTCTCCCCGAAGATCACGGCGTTGCACTGCCGGATATACAGCTGGTCGTAGATCAGCAGCATCGACTCGTCCGGCGGTACGGCCCCGAAAAGCACGGACGTGACAGCGTGTCCCGGGTCGATGGCTGCGTAGCGGGTCCAGTCGTTTGGGATCACGTTCTGCGGCAGGTTGGACCGGTCGTAGCCGTGCACCGTCATGGTGAACGTGGGGTAGCAGAGGATGGAGTCCGTGACGAACTCGCCCTCACTGCGCATCCGCAGCACGTCCTCGCCCAGCGCCGCCCACCGCTCCAGGTTCTTGCGCTTCTCGTCCGGGTCGATGTGCGGGTTGTCCAGGAACCGCAGCACGAACTTCACGATGTCCGGGCTCTCGGTCCCGGCCTGCTCGGCGGCATCGGCGCGCTCCGCCAGGCCAGCAAGCGAGTCGTTCTTGCTGTGCGGCATGGCAGACCAGCACAGGCGGCCCTTGCGGTCAGCGAGACGAGCCTGCATCTCCGGGAGCCACGCCTCCGAAGACAAGTCCTCGTCGATGTGGACCCTGTCGGCCTGAAAGCCCTGCGGGGGCTCGCCCTCGCTGGAGAAGAAGTAGATGGTCCAGCCTGTCGTCAGTTCGGCGCTCTGGATGTAGCGGGCGCTCTTGAGCAGCCAGGAGATCTTCTTGACCATGCGCGGCGGAATCAGCGGCGGCGCCGGCTTGGCCTCTGAGGCCCGCGCCTTGTCGGCCTCCGGATTGAACGCCCGCCACTGGCCGGTCTTCTCGTCCCGGATGATCTTGAATGCGCCGGCACGAAACAGCATGGGGTAGACCACCATGCCGATGTGCTTCCAGTCCCGGCCGACGATGACCAGATTCCCGTCCCGGTCGGGGTACTTCTTGTGCGGATCAGCGCCAGTCACGGCGCGGGCGTCCTCCACGAACGTCGAGAGGGACTTGCCTGACCGATTGCCGCCGAGCACGATGATTTCGCTCGCCCGGCAGGCGTGCATCTCAGCCTGCTTCGGGGTCGGCAGGTAGAGCTTTAGGGCCTCGATCTTTCTTTCGGCGAGCTCTGCCTGGATCTCTTTGAGCTGGCCGACCGCGTACCCCCCGATCCTCGACACCGATGGCAAGGGCGGCGGGGCCTTCGGCTTCTTGCGCGATCGTCCCATCAATAATCCTCCCCTGAATCTGGACTGCCAGAACCTGCAGGCGGCTGTCTAGCTCGCTCTCGAGCTCCGCATCCGTCCACTGTCCGAGAGGCTTCTTGGCCCCTCCGGCTTCCGTGTTCTTGGTGACCAGGCGCAGGATCGACTCAAGGATTTTTGTCCGCGCCGACCCTCCTGGAGGGCTGTCGAAGTACTGCTTGACCAGGAGGGACGTGAAGCCGCTGGTGCCCCCGAAGTACTCCATGAGGCGCTCCAGCACCTCGCAGCTGTGGGGGATGTTCTGCCCGCCTCTGGCAGCCGACTTCGTGAACTCCGATACCGCCCCTCGCTCGATGGCCTGGAGGGCTGTGGTCCGGTCCTTCTTGCGCTTCCCGAGCAGCGCCTGGCGGCGGCACTGGAGGCAGCGCGTGTCCAGCTGCCCGGTCTTTTTGCGCTTGAAGTGGTCTTCCGTGTCGGGATACAGCTCCCCGCAGTCGCGGCAGGGTTTCTCGACTGGACCGCCCATAGCAGGGCTCCTCTGTGGCTGTACACGGGTTCAGTATACAGCAGAAACGAAAGAGGGCGCGCGCGGCCTTGCAGCAGACCACGCGCGCCCATCTTCGTGCGCCCCTATGGCGACCGGGTCAGAACCCGGCGGCCGTCCGCACCAGGATCCGGCCGGAGGTGGTAGCGCTGGTGGCGATGGCGAAGCCGAGCAGCGGGTTGGTCGACTGGGCCGCAGCCGAGCCGGCGGTAGCCGACAGGCCGTAGGAGGCACCCGCCGACACGCTGGTCGAGGTCTTCGTCACGGTCGACGGGCCGCGCACGACGAGCCAGAACACCTCACCGTCAGGAACACCGGCAGCCGGCAGGTACTCGTCCACGACGCCCATGAGCTGCGTCGAGGTGGTAGCCAGTCCGTCCACTTCCGTCAGGATCGCCGCGTCCTTGAACTTGGCGACCGCGCCCGGAAGCAGCGCCGAGCCGCTGGTGTTCTTCACGGCCAGGCACTCGACGGTCCGGTTGGACTTGAGGGCGCCCGTCTTGGGGTCCTCGTCCCGGAACACCTTGCGCGTGCCGACGACATGCGAGCCATCGCCGCTGTCGGCGTCGTAGGCCTTCCACAGAATCCCGAGAACCTGCCCACGACCGAAGCCGGGATCAGCAGTCAGAGTGCTCATCTTGTCCTTTCCTGTTGGTTCGCCTGAGCGTTACCGAGCCATGAACTTCACGAAGTTGCGCGGACTCTTCATCTTGATGTTGGCGAGGGTGGAGACCGCAAAGCGGTGTGCCTGCAGCTCCTCGTTGTAGTACGGCCCCTCAGCCACCATCAGCTGATTCTCCATGCACTTCATCTCCATGTTGCCGATGGAGAGCCCGTAGCCGACGCCGCTCGGGATCGCGTACTCCGTCGACACCTCGATGCCGTCGAGCTCCACGACGTCGCCGAAGCCGTAGCTGCGGAGACCGTTGCTCTTCGACACGATGGCCCGCTCGCGGGCATCCAGCCGGTTGAGGAACTGGATGTAGAGCTTCCGGTCGAGAAGGATCATGTCGATCTGGTTCTCGCGAGTGTCGTTGCGCTTCGCGTGATTGACCGCCTCGCGCATCGCCTCGATGCACTGATCCTTCCAGGTCGCCGTCGCACCACCGAAGTAGGTGCTGGTGTAGTTGCAGATGATCGGGGAGTAGTAGTCGTACTCCGGATCGACCGCCACGTACGGCCACGAACCCGTCTCGAGCTGGGAGCCGGCCACGTAGCCGAGATCCGTCCGCAGGCCGGCATACTCGTCGCTCGGCCAGAGGAACGGGTCAGCAGCGTTGCCGCCGGTGCGCCGCGTGCCATCGGTCACGTTGACCGTGTCGTTGGCGCTGGAGGTCTGGGCGACGCCGAAGATCGACTCGAGGCCGTGCCACCGGTTCTCGTTGCCGGCCTTGTTGCCGTCGATGTAGATCTCCTTCGCCAGGTGCTCCTGCATCGACTCCTGGAGGCGGCTGGCCATCTTGCCGGCCACGTCGATCAGGGCCTGAGCGCCCCGATTTTCCAGCATCTCCCGCTTGGTCACCATGTCCGTCACGGTGTACCCCCGATAGGGGAGGTACGCGCGCTGCCACAGGTTGTGGCGGGCGAAGACGCGGGGCGACTCGCCGTTGTTCGAGGTGACGGGCTGGTTCCGATAGCGGACCTGCCAGTCGAAGCCCCGACCGCCCTGATTCATGGCGACCTTGCCGTTCCCCTCGAGCGCGGCGAAGACCTTGAACTTGCGGAAGGTGGTCAGTTCCTCTTCCTTGAGGTGCGTGACCAGAGTCGTACCGATTGTCCTCGCCCAGTCAGTGCTCGACGGCATGGTTTACCTTTCACTCGATTCCGTCTCGGGCCATCTGCGCCCGAAGACGTTGCTCGAAGGTCATGGGTCCCTTCGGGATGCGCGGGTCAGTAGGAGGTCCCGAACGGCTCGGGTTCCTGCTCGCCTCCCGTCGTAGATATTCTATGTCCCGCTCAGCCTGGTTTTGCGGCACTGGCTGTTGCGGAGACTGCACAGGCGCCGGCGGAGCGAACACCGGAGCCGCAGCTCGCGCCTCGCGCTGCTCGATGGCTTCGCGCAGAAGGTCGCGCTCT